TATGAAATTATTAGCGAACTTACTACTTTTATTCAAAAAAATCAATCATTTGAAGCAGAAGAAGGATGCAATGATGATTTGGTAATGTGTTTAGTTATTTTTTCTTGGTTAGTTGTTCAGGACTACTTCAAAGAAATGACAGAAAACGATGTGCGTAAAAGAATATATGAAGAACAAAAAGAACAAATAGAACAAGATATGTCTCCTTTTGGTTTTATTGTTGATGGTATTGATGAAGAAACTTCCTTTGTAGATAATGATGGTGACAGATGGCACACTGATGAATATGGCGATGTTTCGTATATGTGGGAGTACAGATAAAAATGGTAATTTATAAATACTTTTAGACAAATGAAGTTTCTTCAGAGGGAAAGGCATGTCGTTAAATTTAGTATCTCCAGGAGTCAATGTTAGAGAGGTTGACTTAACAATTGGAGGAATTACTGCATCTAATGAGCAGGTGGGAGCAATTGCAGGACCATTTTCAAAAGGACCAGTTAATGTTCCCTATTTAATTGAAAATGAAAACGAACTACTAAAAACATTTGGAAAACCAATATCTAGTGATTCTCAATATGAATATTGGATGAGTGCTTCGTCTTATCTTTCGTATGGTGGAATACTAAGAGTCATTAGAACTGATGGAGATACTCTAAACAACTCAAATGCTGGCGTGAGCGGAATTGCAACTGTAAAAATAAAATCATATGAAAATTATATTAATGATTATTCTACTGCAACTAGTTGGTACTATGCTGCTAAAAATCCAGGAAGTTGGGCAAATAATTTAAAGGTATGTGTAATTGATGCTTCTGCAGATCAAAGAATTGCAATTGGTACTTTTGGATTAGCAGTTGGATATGGCATTACTGCTGGAATTAGCACAACATTTGCTAGCATTGGCGTTACTGGTATTACAACTGGATATTTGAGAGGAATCGTCACTAAAGTCGGTGACCAATTTGTTGATGTAAAAGTAACAGATAGATTTGATAATACAACAGGATCTTCTAGTTTAGTTTCGTATTCTCAAAATAATCTTAATTCTTTTTCATCTAGTTCTAATAGTGTTTTTATTAAAAATAGTTCTGGAATTGCTACATCAATCGAAACTGTTAGATTTTATGGTTCCGTAAGTGCAGGATCTACAGTTATCAATCCAGCATCTCTTACTAGTACTCTTCCAACTGCTGGCGTAGTTGCTGGAAATTTAATACAAACGTTGACTGCAGGAATAGTAAACAATAACACAGTTGCTGGATTTGGAACTACAACTGTAAATGGTGCTTTACAAACTACCATTTTAATTGCTTCTGGTGCTGCTGGAGTTGGAACGAACGTTCAATTTGTTGTATCTAATCCAGCATCAACTGCTTATGATTTTACTACTACTCCAAATACACCAGTTGTAGTTTCTGATTGGTATAATCAACAAACTCTTGGTCTTACAAACTCTACAGTATACTGGAAATCAATTGCAGAAAAACCAAGAACATCTCAATATGCATCAGAAAGAAATGCTCTAAATGACGAAATTCATATTGCAGTTGTTGATGATACTGGCACAGTAACTGGTATTGCAGGAAATATTTTGGAAAAGTTTACCTTCTTATCCAAATCATTTGATGGAAAAATATCACCATCAGAATCTGTATATTACAAAGACTATATTGCAAACAATTCTGAGTATATATTCGCAGGAGTTGCTACTACTGGATCTGCAACTGGATTTACGAGCACTACTGGATATGCAAATTTTAGCGTTGGAAACTGGGGACAAAATGCTCAAGGTGTAATATTTTCTGGAGTAGGAAATATTACATATAATCTATCTGGTGGTGTTGATTATTCTGCCTCCAATGGAATGTCTGCGACTCTTTCTAATATTATTTCTTCTTATGATATTTTAACAAATCCTGCCGAATATCAAGTTAATTTCTTAATTAATGGTCCTTCTGGTGGAACATCAATTTTCGAATCACAAGCAAAAGCAAATAAATTAATTGCAATTGCCGAACAAAGAAAAGATTGTGTTGCTGTAATATCTCCTCATAGATCAGGAGTTGTAAATATTACAAATACCGAAACTCAAACAAATAATATTATTAATTTCTTTGATCCAATCACTTCTTCTTCTTATGCAGTATTTGATAGTGGTTATAAGTATATGTTTGACCGTTTTAATAATACATTTAGATACATTCCTTGTAATGCTGATGTTGCCGGATTAATGGCTAGAACATCAATCAACCAATACCCTTGGTTCTCTCCTGCTGGAGCATCTAGAGGAGCAATTAATGGGGCTGTAAAACTTGCTTACAATCCATCAAAAGCACAAAGAGATATTCTTTATCCGAAAAGAATTAATCCCATTATATTTTCACCTGGTGCTGGTATTATTCTTTTTGGTGATAAAACTGCACTATCTTATGTTTCAGCTTTTGATAGAATAAACGTTCGTCGTTTATTCCTTACTATCGAATCATCAATTGAAAGAGCAGCAAGAGCACAATTGTTTGAGTTTAATGATGTAATCACTAGATCTAATTTTATTAATATTGTTGAACCGTATCTTCGTGATGTAAAATCAAAAAGAGGCATTACTGACTTTTTAGTTATCTGCGATGAAACAAACAATACTCCTGATATAATTGATGCAAATCAATTTAGAGCTGATATTTTCGTAAAACCAGCAAGATCTATTAACTTCATCGGTCTTACCTTTGTTGCTACTCGCACAGGTGTAAGTTTTGAAGAAGTCGTAGGTTCAGTTTAACACATTCAATAGGGGATTTCTAAAATGGCTAACTTAAACATTCCAAATACAAAAGATAGAACCCTTGAACAGTTCAAGGGTAGAATGCTAGGTGGTGGAACAAGACCTAATTTATTTGAGTGTGAACTTTATTTTCCTAGTGATTCAATTCCAGTTGGGACTACGGAGGACACACTTGCAGATAAAACTAGATTTTTAGTAAAAGCTGCAAATCTTCCTGCATCGACTCTAGGTATTATTGATGTTCCATTTAGGGGCAGAAATCTTAAAATTGCTGGAGATCGCACATTTGATCCTTGGACTATTACCGTAATCAATGATATTGATTTTTCAATTCGCACTGCATTTGAAAGATGGATGAATCTTATCAATAAACACGAAGATGCTGCTGGAAAAATTAATCCATCAGCTTATCAACAAGATGCAGTTGTAAAACAATTCGGAAGAGCATTAACAACTGGAACTACGCCAACCTCTGCAGTACCAATTCCTGTATTGAAGCAATACAAATTTTATGGTGTATTTCCAACTTCTGTAAGTGCGATTGATCTTTCTTATGATTCTTCAGATACAATCGAAGAATTTACTGTAGATCTTCAAGTTCAATGGTGGGATGCTCTTGATCCTTCGGGAACAACTCAACTTGGAACTGGTGTCTAAATAGTAGAAACTATTTTATTTTATTGATGTCTAAGTTGTTTGGGTTCAAAATACAAGACACTGGAGTAGATAAGTCAAAAAAACTTATTTCTCCAGTTCCTTCTAATGAAGAAGATAAATCTGATTATTATGTTCAAAGTGGTTTTTATGGGCAATATGTAGATATTGAAGGTGTTTATAAGAATGAACAAGATCTTGTAAAAAGATATCGTGAGATGGCTTTACATCCAGAATGTGATAGTGCAATTGAGGATGTAATAAATGAAGCAATCGTATCAGATTTGAATGATTCACCAGTAGAGATTGAACTTTCAAATCTTCCAGCAGGAGATAAATTAAAACAAATTATTCGTGATGAATTTAAATCCATTAAAGAAATTATGGATTTTGATAGAAAAGCACACGAAATTTTTAGAAATTGGTATGTGGATGGAAAGATTTTTTATCATAAAGTAATTGACTTAAAAAATCCTTCTGCCGGAATTCAAGAAATTAGATATATTGATCCACTTAAAATTCGTTTTATTCGTAAGGCAGAACAAACTGGACCAAATGCAAATTTTCCAGTCCCGTTAAGTAGAAATAATGAACCAATAGATATTCATCAAGCACCAAAAATTGAAGAATATTATCTTTATGATCCAAATTCTTCTATTGGATCTAATGGTTCAATCTCTTTTCGTAATGACGCAAAAAGTGTAAAAATCACAAAAGATGCTATTACTTATGTAACATCAGGTCTTGTAGATCGCAATAAGCAAACTATTTTATCTTATCTTCATAAAGCAATCAAAGCACTTAATCAATTAAGAATGATTGAGGATTCTCTTGTAATATATCGTCTTTCAAGAGCACCCGAAAGAAGAATATTCTATATTGATGTAGGAAATCTTCCCAAAATTAAAGCAGAGCAATATCTTCGTGATGTAATGAATCGTTATCGAAATAAATTAGTTTATAACGCAGACACAGGAGAGATTAAAGATGATCGCAAATATATGGCTATGTTGGAAGATTTTTGGTTACCAAGAAGAGAGGGCGGAAGAGGAACCGAAATAACCACTTTGCCTGGTGGACAAAATCTTGGAGAACTTGCTGATATTGAATATTTTCAAAAAAAACTTTACAAATCATTAAATGTACCTTCAAGCCGAATTGATGTTGGTGGTGGTGGTTTCAATCTTGGTCGTTCATCTGAAATTTTAAGAGATGAACTTAAATTTACTAGATTTGTAGGAAGACTTAGAAAAAGATTTTCAGAAGTTTTTAATGATATGTTAAAGACACAATTGATTTTAAAAAATATAGTTACACCACAAGATTGGGAAGTTTTAAGAGAACATATTCAGTATGATTATGTTTATGATAATCATTTTTCGGATCTAAAAGATAATGAACTTCGTAATGATCAACTTGGTGTTGTTGCTGCAATGGAACCTTATATTGGTAAATACTTTTCAGCACAATATATCAGATCAAAAGTATTAAAGCAATCTGATGGAGAAATGAAAGAAATTGATGCCCAAATTGAAAAAGAAATTAAAGAAGGAATTATTCCAGATCCAAATCAACCGATTGACCCAACTACTGGAATGCCGATGCAATCTTCTCCCAACGAAATGAATTTAGGACAACCAATAATGGAACCAGATTTAGAAAAACAAGGAAAAGCAGCAGAAATTGAAATGCCGAAAGGTGGAGAGATATAAATAGTTCTTAGTTATTATACATTATAACAATATGGAAGATTTAGTAGATATGATTGTTACTGATGATTCTCCTTCACAAATTACAGACAGAATTAAAGATATTCTGTTTGCAAAAAGTGCTGGAAGAGTAGAGGATGCAAAACCTTATGTTGCTTCTAGTCTTTTTGGTGAAGAGGATTCGGAAACATATGAAGAAGGTGATGACGAATACGAAGATGATGAGGAAAACTAATGGCCTTAAAAATTGTACAAAATATTACTGCAGTAGCAATTCCAAATAGTGGAATTGCTACAAGTGGAGTAATCAATTTACAATCTGGTTATTTGAGGATGACTTCATCTGGGGGAAATGCTCACGTTCACGTAATTGAAGGTTCTGTTACTGGAATCGCAAATACTGAATCTAGTTTTTTAATACCACAAAATACAAGTGAAATTTTAAAATTTAGAGTTGCTAGACAACAAATAGCAGGTATTACAACTGGTACTAGCACTACAATTACTTTTGCTGAAAATGCAGGAGTTCCTTTCATTGTTGGAGATAGAATTAGTATTTTATCTGCACAACCATCTGGATTAAATACTTCATTCGCAATTGTATCTAGTACCAATCCAGGTGCAAATTCGATGATTATAAATGCAAACACTAGTTCAGTTGTTGGCGTAATTACTGTTACGAATGCGACTGTATCTAGATGCGTAAAAGTTGAAGCATACGCAGAAACAAATAACACTCATTTGCATATTGCAGAAGTCCAAATCGCATCACAGGCATAAAAAATGAAACTCATCACAGAAGAAGTACAAAAAGTCAATTTCATCACCGAAGGAAGAGGTGCTTCCAAAAAAATGTTTATTGAAGGAACATTTCTTCAAGGTGGTGTTAAAAATCGTAACAATAGAGAATATCCAGTCCATATTTTAGAACGTGAAGTGAACAGATATAATGAAACATTTGTTCAAAAAGGTCGTGCTCTTGGTGAACTTGGACATCCTGATGGGCCAACTGTGAATTTGGATCGTGTTTCTCATATGATTACTTCACTTGTTCGCGAAGGAAATAATTTTAAAGGAAGAGCACAACTTTTATCTACTCCAATGGGCAAAATTGCACAATCACTGATTGGCGAAGGTGTAACTCTTGGAGTTTCTTCTCGTGGTGTTGGTTCATTGCTTCAAACAAATGAAGGACATAAAGTTGTTGGTGAGGACTTTATGCTTGCAACTGCTGCTGATCTTGTTGCAGACCCATCTGCACCTGATGCATTTGTTCAGGGAATTATGGAAGGTAAAGAATGGTGTTGGGATGGTGGAATTCTAAAAGAACAGGCAGCAAAAAAAACATACAAGAGAATTAATACTCTTGTAGATCAAAAAATTCTTGATGAACACAAAGTGAATTTATTTCAAGAATTTCTATCAAATCTTTAAATTATAAATAAATATAGATTTAACATAGGTAAATCGGAGAGTTCAAAT